CGGTATGCCGCCAGCCTGAACAGCATGGCCCAGCGGGGCAGCCGCAGCCTGAACCTGCTCAAGGGCGCGGCGGCGAACGTGGGACGCGGGCTGGACGCTTTGGGCAACCGCTACACCGCGCTGCTCTCCGGCGCGGCCGGAGCGGGCACGGCCCGGCAGGTCATTAATCTGCAATCCCGGTTCACCCGCCTGGAGATCCAGGCGGGCGCGACCGAGGAACGCATGGCCGCCCTGCGCGACCGCATCTACGAGGCGGCCCAGGCCCCGGACATCCGCGTGGATCCCGGCGAGATCACCTCGGCCATTGAATCCATCGTGGAGATGACCGGCGATCTGGACTTCGCCGAAGCCAACATCCGCAACATCGGTCTGGCCATCCAGGCCTCCGGGGCTGCCGGGCAAGATATCGGCGGCATCCTGGCCGAATTCCAGAAAATGGGCATCAAGGGCCCGGACGAAGTTGCGGAAGCTTTGGGCAATATGAACGAACAGGGTAAACTTGGTGCTTTCACCCTGAAAGACCTCGCGGCCCTCGGACCTCGTGTCATCACCGCTTACGCGGCTATGGGACGTGGCGGCCCGGAAGCCCTGCTGGAAATGAACGCGGCGTTGCAAATGATCCGCATGGGCACGGGCAGTTCAGAGATGGCGGCCACGGCGTTTGAGGCCACCATGCGGACCTTGGCCGACCCGTCTAAGCTCAAGCTTCTGGAACGCGCCGGAATCAATGTCTACGAAAACGGCGTGTTGCGGCCCATCAACACGCTCATGGCCGAGATCATCCAAAAATCCGGCGGCGACAAGGTCCAGCTGGGCCGGATTTTCGACGCCGAGGCCGTGCGGGCCTTCAACCAGGCCACCGCCGAATTCAAGCGCAACGGCAGCCTGGACAGCCTGGACAAGTTCATGGCCGTGCAGGCCGGGGCAGCCGGGCTTACAAAAGACTCTGCCCGTGCCGCCAAGGATGCGGAGGCGGCCATAACCAGCCTGACCACGGCCTGGGAAAAATTTGCATCCAGCCGTCTGACCGGTCCGATCCAGAAAGCGGCGGACGCCCTGAACGCGCTGGGCTCCGAGGGCGCGGATACGCTGGTTTCTACGCTGGGCTACGGTGCCGCTGGCCTGGGCGCACTGGTTCTGGGCCGCAAGGCCTACACGGGCGGGCGCGGGCTGGTGGACATGTTCCGGGGCGGCAAGGGCGGCGGGGCTGGACTTGGCGGCCTGGGCGGTCTGGGCGGCATGAAGCTGCCGCTGCCCGTCTACGTGGTCAATTCCAAGATGTCGCTGATGCCCGGCGAAATGGGCGGCGGCGCGGACTTTGGCGGCGGCGGGGGCAACAAGGGCAGCAGGCTCGGACGCGCCCTGTCCAGTCGCGGCGGCAGGCTGGGACGACTGCTGCAAGGCGGCGGGCGCATGGGAAGCATGCTGCGCGGCGGCGGGAGATTGCTGGGCCGCTTCGGAGGCGGTGCGGTCATGGGATTGGGCCTGGGTGCGCTGGACCTCGCCAACACCTGGACTGACGATTCCCTGACCAAGGACCAGAAAATTTCCAACACTGCCCACTCCACGGGGTCCATGATCGGGACCGTGGCGGGCGGCGCACTGGGCTCTTTGCTCGGCCCCTTGGGCACTGTCGCCGGTTCAATGGCGGGCAATTGGCTGGGCGGCATGGCCGGAGATCTGGTCGGCGACTGGCTTACGGACGATCCGGCCAAGGCCGAACCCGCCAAGGCCGACCTGAAGGTGCAACTCACGGCAGGCCCGGAACTCATGGGCCTGTTCCGTACCAGCACCACGGTCCGGCAAAAGGGCTTCGGCGATGTGGACGTGGATTCCGGCCCGTACATGATGGGGGTGGGCGAGTGAGCTGGCGCGACGAACTGCGGCAGGCGTCCTTCCGGAACGTGGCCTTTGAGGTCGAGTCGCACGAGCTGACCACGGGCCGCCGGGTGCAGCTCCACGAATACCCCCTGCGCGACGAGCCCTACGCCGAGGACATGGGCCGCAAGGCCCGCCGCTGCTCCATCGAATGTTTCCTGCTCGGCGCGGACTACCTGACCGCCGCCGCGAAGCTGGAAGAGGCGCTCCTGGCCGAGGGGCCGGGCACGCTGGTCCATCCCTGGCTGGGCACGCGCCGCGTGGCCGTGGACGAATACCGCCGCCGCGAGACCACCCGCGAGGGCGGCTACGTCAAATTTTCCATCACCTTTGTGGAGGCCGGGCAGGCCGCCGAACCGGACGCGGCCACGGACACGGCCTGGGTCGTGGATCAACAGGCGGACGCGGCCCAGGCCGCCTGCCTTGCGGACCTGCCCAGAAATTTCAGCGTGGCCGGGCTGTCCGAATGGGTGCGCATATCGGCCCTGGGCCAGCTCCAGACCGTGCTGGACGACATGGAATCTATCGCCGATCTGGCGGCCATGCCCGTTGCCCTGGCCGAAGAAGTCATGTCGGACATGGCGCTCTTCCGCTCCGAGGTGCTCGGCGTGGCCAGCTACGCCCTGGCCCTGCTAGCCGCCCCGGCAACGCTGGCCGGGCGCGTGTCCTCCCTGGTCAGCGGCCTGTCCGGGCTGCTTGATCTTTCCGGCCTGTCCGGCCTGTCCGGCCTAAACCTGCTGTCCGGCTGGGACATCCTCAACCGCTACCGCTCCCTGCGCGGCTACTCGGCCACCGCCGCCGCAGCCCTTGCCGCGCTGCCCGCCACAGCCACGGCCAGCCGGGTGCGCCAGGCGCAAAACAACCTGGCCATCGCCGCCCTGGTGGAGCGCACCGCCCTGGTGGAGTCCGTGCGCGTCTCCTCTCGTCTCTCTTTTGAGACTTACGACCAGGCCGCTGCCCTGCGCACGGAACTGGCCGAAGCTCTTGACGATACCGCCGCCACGGCCAGCGATCCGGTCTACCGCCAGCTCGCGGATCTGCGCGTGGCCCTGGTCCGGGATCTGACAGCGCGCGGCGCGAACCTTGCCCGCCTGACCACCTGGACGCCCGCGACCACGCTGCCTGACCTCGTAGTAGCGCACAAGATTTACGGCGACGCCGGGCGCGCGGCCGAGATCGTGAGCCGCAACCGCATCCGGCGGCCCGGAGCCGTACCGGGCGGCATGCCCCTGGAGGTACGCACCGATGAATAAACCCGATGTGCGGCCCGACGTGCGCCTGCATCTCGCCGGGATGAGCTACGGCGGCTGGAAGAGCATCCATATCAAACGCGGCATGGAGCAGGTGGCGGGCACGTTTGAACTCTCCGTGTCCGAGCGCTGGCCCGGCCAGGACGTGCCCCGGCCCATCCGGCCCGGCGCGGCCTGCACCCTGCGCGTGGACGGGCAGACCGTGATCACGGGCTGGGTGGACGAAGTGGCCGTGAGCTACGACGACCGCGCACACACCGTGTCCGTGTCCGGCCGGGACGCCACCGGGGATCTGGTGGACTGCTCGGCACCGAGTACGCAGTTCGCGCTGTTCACCCTTGCCGAGATCGCGGAACAGCTCTGCCAGCCCTACGGCATCGGCGTCATCAACCGGGCGGAACGCGGATTGCCGTTCCAGCGCATGAAGAACAACGAAGGGGACACCGTCTTCGAGACCCTGGAGGCGGCGGCCCGCTGCCGGGGCGTGCTGCTGCTCTCGGACGGCCAGGGCAACCTGGTCCTTTCCCGCCTGGGCGGCCAGCGCGTGCGCACGCCCCTGGTGCTGGGCGACAACATCCTCTCCATGTCCGCGACGTTCAGCGACCGCGACCGCTATTCCGAATACGTGGTCAAGGGGCAGACCGTGGGCACGGACGAATGGTCCGGCGAGTCCGCCGCTCAGCCCGCTGGCCGCGCCGTGGACAAAGCGATCACGCGCCACCGCCCCCTGACCGTGCTGGCCGAGGAACAGGCCGACGGAGCCACGGCCCAGGAGCGCGCCGAATGGGAGCGCAACGTCCGCTTCGGGCGCGGCCGGTCCATGTCCGTTACCGTGCTCGGCTGGACCCACGCGGACGGGCTCTGGACGCCGAACCGCCTGGTGCGCCTGCGCGATTCCTGGCTGGGCATGGACCGGGATCTGCTCATCTCCGAGGTGGGCCTCGTGCTGGACGAGCAGGGACTGCGCAGCGAGCTGAAGCTCTGCCCGCCGGAGACGTTCGAGCGCCTGCCTCTGCCGGAACCCGGCAACGGCGACGAAGGGGGTTGGACGTGATCCGCACCCTGCAAAAGCTGCTGGCCCCGCTGCGTCGCCGCTTGTCCCTGATCGTGACCCGCGCCGTGCTGACCCTGGTGGACGACGCCCGCCTGCTTCAGGAAGTCCAGGTCAAGCTCCTTGCGGACGAGGTCATGGACGGGGTCGAGCGCTTCCAGGAATACGGCTTCACGTCCGTGCCCCATGCCGGGGCCGAGGGCGTGGCCCTGTCCGTGGGCGGGCAGCGCTCCAACACCGTGGTCATCGCCGTGGACGACCGCCGCTACAGGCTCAAAGGGCTGCAAAACGGCGAGGTCGCGCTCTACACGGACGAGGACCAAACTGAGGCCGGGCATCGTCTGGTGCTCCGGCGCGGCGGCGTCATTGAGGCGCATTGCGCCCATCTGAAGCTGCACGCGCGCCAGTCCCGCACCACGGACGTGCACGGCTACGGCGAAAAGCTCACCTATCTGGGCGGCGCGGCCTGGCACCAGGACACCTACCACGACGGAGCCACCGTGACCGCCACGGAGCACGGCATCCAGCCGCCTGAAATTGGGGTGGAATAGATGGACGCAAAACTGATCTGGAAGGAGCTGGGCGCGGACCTGGCCCTGGAAAACCTCGACCTGGTGCGCGACAGCGGTTTGCAAACCGCCGTGGTCCTCTCCCTGTTCATCGACCGCCGGGCCGAGGAGGACGACGCGCTGCCGGACAACACCGGCGATCGCCGGGGCTGGTGGGCGGACGCCTATCCCGCCGCCCTGGGCGACAAATACGGTTCCCGGCTCTGGCTGCTCTCCCGCGAAAAGCAGCTCTCGTCCGTGCTGGTCCGGGCGCGTGAGTATGCGGAGGAGGCCCTGGCCTGGCTGGTGGAGGACGGCGTGGCCCTGGCCGTGCGCGTCAGCGCCGAGGTGGTCCGGCAGGGCGTGCTCGGCCTGGCCGTGGAGATTGAGCGGCCCGACGCCTCGAAACTGCAATACCGTTTCAATTTTCTTTGGGAGGCCATGAATGAGCTTTGATCGTCCTGATCTGGCCACGCTGCTGGACCGCGCCCGGACCGACATCGAATCGCGCCTGGAAGGAGCCGACGCAGGCCTGCGCCGCTCCGTGCTGGGCGTGCTGGCAACCATGCACGCGGGCGCGGCCCACGGCCTGTACGGCTACCTGGACTATTTGTCCGCGCAGCTCATGCCGGACACCGCCGAGGTCGAATACCTGGACCGCTGGGCAGGCATCTGGAAGATCGCACGCACCCCGGCGGCCAAGGCGACGGGCACGGCCCTGTGCAGCGGCACGTCCGGGGCAGTGCTCCCGGCGGGCGCGCTGCTGCGCCGGGCCGACGCCGTGGAATACGAAGTCACCGTGGAGACCGCCCTGGCGGACGGCGCGGCCAGCGTGCCCATCCGGGCCAGGGTTTCGGGCGCGTCCGGCAATGCCGACGCGGGCGCGAAGCTCTCCCTGGCCTCGCCCGTGCCCGGCGTCCAGTCCGTGGCCGTGGTGGAAGCGTGCTCCGGAGGCGCGGACGCCGAGACCGACGCATCCCTGCGCGCGCGGCTCCTCGCCCGCATCCGGCAGGCCCCGCACGGCGGCGCGGATTTCGACTACGCAGCCTGGGCGCTGGCCGTGCCCGGCGTGACCCGCGTCTGGGTCTCCCCGTTGGAGCTGGGCGCGGGCACGGTCACCGTGCGCATCATGACCGACGAGACCACGGACGACGGCATCCCCACGGGGGAAAGCGTGGCCCTGGTCCAGGCGGCCCTGGACGCGGCCCGGCCCGTGACCGCCGATTTGACCGTGGCCGCACCGACCCCCGCGCCCCTGAACCCGCAGATTGCACTGTCCCCGGACACCAGCGCGGTGCGCGCCGCCGTGCAGGCCGAGCTGCTCGACCTCCTCCGCCGGGAAGCCCGGCCAGGCGGCACAATCCTGGTCAGCCATCTGCGCGAGGCCGTGAGTATCGCCGCCGGGGAAAACGACCACGTGCTGGTCAGCCCGGCTGCGGACGTGGCCCACGCCACAGGCGAAATCGCCACGCTCGGCGCGATCTCCTGGGGGGCGCTCTAGATGTCCCTCAACGCGGAAGCCTACCGCGACCAGCTGCTGGCGCTCAGCCCTCCGGGCCAGGCTTTGCCCCTGGACACGGAGAGCGCCTGGGCCTCGCTGCTCCTGGCCCTGGCCGCCGAGCTGGCCCGCGTGGACGAGCGCGGCGACGATCTGCAGGACGAGGCGGACCCGCGCAGCGCCCTGGAAATGCTGCCCGACTACGAGCGGGTCTGCGGCCTGCCGGACGCCTGCACGGGCAGCGCCACCACGATTCAGGAGCGCCGCGCCCGCGTGACTGCGGCGCTGACCTCCCTGGGCGGCCAGAGCCGCGCCTATTTCCAGGCCCAGGCCGAGGCCCTGGGCTACGACGTGACCATTGAGGAGTTCCGGCCCTTCATCGCGGGCTGGAGCCGATGCGGCGACGCGCTTTCCGGAGCGTCTGCGGTGCGCCACTACTGGCGGGTGCGCGTGCACGGCCCCCGCGTGACCCTGTTCCGGGGCGGGGCCTCGGCCTGCGGCGACCGCCTGGGGGCCATCGCCCAGGCCCAGGATCTGGAATGCCTGCTGCAACGCCTGAAACCGGCACACACCGTGCTGATCTTCGCATACGAGGAGGTATAATATAATGAAGTATGTCCCCCCCATCGGCGGAGCCGAGGGCGATTCCTACGTGGACGCCAACCCGGCGTCCGGCGTCCAGGGCTCGCCCGTTCCTGCGGCCGCCATCGAACACGCCATGCGCGAGGTGGTGGAAGTCATCACCGCCGCCGGGCTGACCCCGGACGAGGAAGACCTGACCCAGCTCAGGCAGGCCATCGCGGCCATGATCGCGGCGGGCGTTCCGGACCTGTCCGCGCTGCTCGCGCACCTCTCGGACACCAGCGACCCGCACGGGACCATCGCTGCGCTGCTGGCGGCGGCCAACGTTTGGAGCGCTGCCCAGCGCTACGCCCCCGGCGACCTGGCTATCGCCTCCGGGGCCGTGGCCTGGGACGCGGCTGCCGCGCCCGTGGCCATGCTGACCCTGACCGAGGACGTGACCGCGATCACGCTGACGGGTGAACAGCCCGGCTGCTCCTACGAGCTGACCATCCTGCAGGACGCCACGGGCGGCCATAGCGTGACCTGGCCGAGCGCCTGGCG